GTTCAATCGTGTCGGATTCTTCCTCTGGTGGGGGAGGCTGTATACCTTCCCTCCTCCCCCACCAGAGGAAGAATCCGACACGATTGAACATGTCTCCCGCTTCATTACCACCCCCCCTGCCAAGCAGAGGACACACCAGTGGTAAGCGGGATAGTCTAGCGTCATTATCCCCCCTTATGCAACCACCCCAGTTACACACCAGAGGACAGCTTCGCCAGCGTCTCCTCCTCCTCATCCGCAGACAGCAGATTCCACAGGAAAGCACGCGGCCAGATTGCCGAGCAAGCCGAACATTCGACGCGCTGAACCTGCTCCCCCTCAACGTCCCAGACAGCAACCAGACACGGCTTCTGTACCGTCGCCCCGAATTCATCTCGACAGATTCGGAGCTTCTGGTGACAGACAGGGCACACGCGGTCTATCGGTGTACGGCGAACGGGTTGCAGGTACTCCTGAATCTTTGACTGCCACTCGCTCCACTCCTCGCCAATCCAAACCAGAACAGGAAGACTAGCATGAGCGATATGAGGCATGACGGCACGCATAGTGTCAGCTGGAGATTTCCCCGCAGGCACTCCAACAGCTGTCGCAGTCTCCGCAGCAGAACGACCCACCGCAGTCCACAAATCCAACGCCGCAACATCCAGAGGCGAGCGCGACCCGGCAGATGACGGACCTTTCCCATGCTCGGTCCCCTGCTCAACCACAGCATCACGAAGCTGATCTAGTAGAGCCATCTCCAGCGGAGCATCTTCGAGCGCCTCAGCTGATGCCCCCATATCCTCAGCTCGAACATGGGCAAAGGCCAAGACGTTCAGGATGGCTCGCACCCGGCGGCGCATCTCAGCGACATCTTGCTCAGTCATTGACTCAGCTCCTTCACGATTGCGGTCCACATGTCGGGTCTCCACACTCCAGCATCCTGGCCAGCTGAAGCGAGCGCGTCGAGCCACTGGATTTGTGCTGCGGAGACTCGCCCCTTCATGGTCTTCAATTCTCTGAAGATGGTTCGCCGCCTGATGGGGTGGACGAGTACCAGGTCAGGAAAACCAGCCGGCGACCGGCGGGAGTCATGGGTGTGGTAGTGCATCCATCCCAGGCGGGTTGCCAGGGTGATGATTGCTGATTGGAATTGAGCTTCAGTCATGGTTCGTGCATTGAGCATCAAATAGTCTTGTGCTTTCACGCTTACCTCCTGGTTCGGCGGGGTCGAGCTCGGCGGTGACGAGGGCGTTTCGATTCTGAAGTGGTTAGGTTCTTATCGGCTTTACCGTCCCGTCCCGACCCGGCGGATTCGAATCCGTCACCCTCATGATTCAAATCGATTCGGAGTAATTGGGAGGAATTCGCCGCCTGAGTCCCAGCGGAAGGGTCAGTTACAGGGGCACTCTGCTCGCTACCGCGAGCGGTGCCCTGCCCGTTCCCGTCCCGTCCCGACCCGGCGGATTCGAATCCGTCACCCTCCTGATTCAAATCACCTCCCAATTCCTCCCAATCCTGTGAGGGGTCTTGAGAGGTGGTTTTGGGTACGACGAAATGGCCGTTGGAGTCTCCCCCGGTATCCGGTGCACCGGATACCGGGGTTGGCTCTTCAACGACCTCTGCAGCGGATGCTTGCTCGTTGATGAGGGCAAGTTCGGCTGCATCGATTTGCGCAGAGAATTCGTCAATCATCTGCTGCGCACTGATGGTCGGCAAAGAGCTGTTGGTGTGCACCACAGGCAAGGGTTCATCAATAACCTGCGAACCATCACCATTACCAGTGCCCTGGTTCTGGATCTGACTCCGGGAGAACTCTCTTACCTGCGAGTCGGTCTGCGACTGCACCACAGGCAAGGGTTCATCAATAACCTGCGAACCAGTGCCCTGGCTCCGGGAGAACTCTCTTACCTGCGAGGTGGCCTGCACCGCCGGCAAGGGTTCATCAATAACCTGCGAACCATCACCATTACCAGTGCCCTGGTTCTGGATCTGACTCCGGGAGAACTCTCTTACCTGCGAGGTGGCCACGACCGACCTACCAACCGGCTTATCTGACGGAGCAGATGCCTTAGTAGGCACCCCATTCTCAGTCAGCCAAGCCGCGCTCTTTGCACTAAAATACGGCCTCGACGGGGCAGGTAGAAGATCTACCGCCCAACCAGCATTGTCCTTGCGGGACGAGTTGCAGCTTCGACACGCCACGACCATATCCTCCGGAGTTTCTGCAGGAACTCCAGGATTCAAATGGTCATAGGTCGCGCCACGCCCGCCCTTCTGGTTACCCCAGTAAACGACGTTGCCGCACCAACGACATGCATCGCCGTCGCGAGCACGAATTGGCACAATCAACGCACCGTTACGGGTGTCATTACGCCGCCTGTTTTCCCAATCAATCTCCTCTCGTAGACGCATATGGAACAGGTCTTCATCCTCCACCAAACGATAGGCGATACGCCCATCATCCAGCGGCACCTCACCGGTAAGGTACCCACAGAACGTCGCGTCAGCGATGAACTTCTGTGCAGCATCCGGAGTACCGGTGAACTTCAGAATAGAGCCGCGCTCAACAACATAGTCAGTCTTGAACGCCGCCGCCTCAACAGCCAAAGCCAGCACCTGACCAAACAGCGACCACATCGACTGCATGCTCGCGCCAGGAATTTCCAGCGCTCGCCACACAATGCGATGCTGAGCGGCCGTATCAGATACTTTTAGCCAGGGCACGAGGGGGGCTCCTTGCGGTGGTAGTAGTGTAGAACATTTTTCTCTACAACTTGGTCAGAATCAGCAGAGCACTGCTAATTAGTGATGTCTTTCTCAAGGGCGGCATCCACCAAATCCTCATACATGAGGTCGAGCAGATGCTGGATTTGGGACATGCGCTCGCGTATCTGACGCTGGCGCTTACCGAGGTTTGCGTTGCGCAGTGCGGCGGGGGTGAACGGGGCGAGGCTCTTCTTCGCCTCTTCGACGCGACCGAGTACCTCTGCTGATTCCTGCGGCGATTCAGCAGCTTCAGCGGTGAGCGCCGGCGGCTGGGTGAGCGTCATAGGGAGAGTTGGTTCGTCCTTGGGGCCGGCTCCATGTGCCGCGGTGGTGAGTGCTGCGGCGTGCTGGGTTCGTCGTTCTGCTTCGAGGGTGCGGATCTGGTCGATTGCTGCTCGAAGGCGGGGGTAGCTGTCGCTGTCGCGCTTCATCTTGAGGGAGCGTTGCAGGAGTCCTTCAGTGGTCATGTAGGTTGCGGCGCGGGTTGCTTTGCCGCCGCCGAGGTCTTCGCGCCACTTGCGCTTCCATTTGGTGGAGACGCCGGTGAGGAGGCTGCCTTTGGCGAGTGCCCCGATTGCTTCTGCGAGGTCGGTGTTGTGGACCCAGATGCGGTCGGCGTCGTAGATGTGGCGGATGGGGGTGCCGTTGATGGTGAGGTCTCGGTCTGGGTTGGCGATGGGGTGGTAGCGGTTCATGGTGTGTCCTTGGGGTGTGGGTGTTTATTCGGCGTAGTTGGTGTCGGCGTGGGAGCTGGCGTGGAGCTTGGCTTCTTCGAAGAGCTCTTCAAATGCGTCTTGGATGACCAGGGAGTTGAGTGATTCAACGGCTTTGGTGTTTCTCTGCTTGCAGGTGCCGCATGTGATGCGGAAGCATTTGCCGACGATTTCCCCGTCCCTGGTGAGCTGTAGGACTTTGACGGTGAAGGGGAAGCCTTCGTGTTCCTGGTGTTCTTGCATCGGTGTTTCTTCCTTAGCCTTAGCTGATGATGGTGTAGGTTGCCCAGAGCATCTTGCTGCGGGGGTATCCGCCGGTGTAGAGGTAGACGTCGCCGCCGGGGTGTACGTCGAAGGTGCTGCAGGCACGGGGGGCGATTGCTGCGGCGACTGCGTCCATAACGGCTTTGTTGCGGCTGGCGGCGGAGCGGCGTCCGTCCCAGTAGGCGTGGGTGTGGATGATGTCCTTTTCGCCGGTGGCGGTGGGGTGGACAAATTCGATTGCGATCTTGTGGCTTGCCATGGTGGTGTTTCCTTGGGTGGGGTGTGGAGTGGTGGGGTCCCCCGCCGCCTGTGTGGCTACTGTAGGAAAAGGGGCGACGGGGGAAGCTTGTGGGTGGCTAGACGTGGATGGAGGTCGTCATCATTGCGCGGTAGCGGGCCTTGCCTGCTGCGCGGTTTCGCTGCCAGACTTCAACGTCTGAGACCTTGTACCATAGGCGGCCGTCATCGTCCTTGGCAGCCGGGCGGAGGCGGATGCCGGCGGCTCGGACGGCAGTGCCGCTGTAGGTTCGGACGGTGGAGACTTTGATACCGGCAGAGGCGGCGACCTGACTTTCAGAGACAAGCTTGGTGCCGGGGTTGCATGCCTCGAACATCGTCTTGTGGGGCAGGTCAATCTTGTTGGTCATGGGTGGTGTTTCCTTGGGTGGGGCGGGGTTTGCGCCAGTGGATTGCTTGCATGTGGCGGCGGCAGAGCTGTTTGGAGGCTGCGCGTTTCTCCAGCCATGCCTCGACGTCTTCGGGCTTGTACCAGTAGTTCCCGTTGAAGTCGCCTTTAGCTACAGGGCGGAGGCGGGAGGTGACGGCGGCTTTGATGGAGTCGCCCGCGTAGGCTCGTAGCGTGGTTTCTTTGATGCCGGCTTCACGCGCGACGGTTGCGGCGGGGAGCAGATGCTCACCGGGGTGCGCTTTCAACCATTCGGTGAGGGTCGGCAGGTCACTGAGGGGTGATTTAGCCATTGAGCCCTCCTTTGGTGTGGTCATGGACAAAGCTGCCAATGAGGATTGCGGCGGAAGCAGGGGCGAGCGCAATCGCGAAGATGATTGCTCGGAAGGTGATTGTGGGCTGTGCGGTGCCGATTCCAATGATGATGACGGAGGCGAGCGCGCAAGCCCAGACGAGGGCTTTTGCGTTGCGGATGGTGCGGTCGGTGGTCATGGTGAGTGTCCTTGGGCTAGATGAGGAGGAGGATAAGGATGGTGAGTGCTGCGGCGAGCCAGATGCCGAGGTTGATCCAGGCGAGGGTGATGAACTTCTTTCCCATGTCTGCAATGTCTATGCGGGTGATGGTGAGGTCGTGATTCAGGCTCGTCTGCTTGGCGTGCAGCCGCTTGGTGTAGTGGTCGAGCTGGGCGAGCGCCTTGCGCTGGTCTTTGCCGGCGCCTTGTAGGATTCCGACTGCGCACTCGGTTTCGGTGAGCTTGCGTTCGTTCTCGACGATGCATTGCATTGCGAATCCGACGTTGGCGTTGATGTCCTTCGCGTGCTGTTCGACCCTCCCGTTGAGGTGGTCGGTGAGGCGGCGGGTCTCGCAGAGTTCGTCTTGGAGGCACGCGATGCTGTTGTCGAGGCTGTCGATGTCGGTTCGGACCTGGTTGTGGTTGTCGATGATTGTCTGGATGGCGGTGTGGCGGTGGTGGCGACCTGCTGCGCGGTCGCGTTTGGTCTTGGGGTTGGAGGTGGTCATGGTGTGTCCTTTTGGTGGGGGTGGGTGGTGAGGTTATCTCTGTGTCAAATTGTTGATAAAATTGCGGAGCTCTTCCGACCTCTTCTTTTCCGCCTCGGCCTTCTTGTATTCCTGGAAGTCTTTACGCGCTTCGAAACCGTAGGCCGCGGCGACGATAGCTGAGATAACGCTGATACAGCAGCAGACGAAGCTGAAGATTAGACTGAACTGCTCAGAATCCATTGGTGTTTGCCTTTCGGTTGTTATAGGAGCTGCGCGATTTGGCTGCGGCGGTGACGCATCAGGTGCTCTGCGAGGCGGGTGATGCAGTGCTCTACTGCCTCGTCGGTGAGCTGGAGCGTGGCTTCGTCCTTGATCTGGTCGGTGGTGAGCGCGTCATGCAGTGTCACGCCGCAGTCGAGAGGGCATGGAATGTGGATGTTCGCGCGGTTCTTGAACAGCTCGTTTTCGTGAAGGGTGGGTTGCAGGTCAGGTCGGAGGTTGTTCCTGCGGTCCCAGCAGATGCGGGCGGCTTCTAGGCACCTGTTCGCGTGAGCAATGAGCTCCGTCCAGAAGTCGGGGTGTGCCGTCTTGATGTGTTCGGCTGCGGCGGTGCCCATGGTGCTGGCGATGTTGCCGGGGTTCAGCTCCGCGTAGACTTCCTGGCATGCCCCGCAGTGGAGTGCGGGTGCCTTCTTGCCGCGGAGGCGCGGGTCTCGGGTGTGGGCGGTGAGGTGCCGTGCCCACCAGATGGTTCGGGCGTGCTCTGTGGCGAGCGCTTCGGCGGGGGTTAGGTGTTTCTCGTTCATTGGTGCTTCCTTAGTTGGTATGGTTGGTTGATGAACCCGATAGTGAATATGTGAGGAGTTCTCTAATGCTTGCTAACCCTGCTCGTGAGCTGCTTCGCGTGTTTGAGAGCTGGTCGCAGCCCTCTGCTACTGCACGTTATGCACGCCCTTTGGATACTGAGGAGGAAATCTCGCAGGCTTTGCATGCGGCGCTTCTGCTGCGTGATATCCAGCGTCTGGTGAAGGTCGTGGAAGTTGAGCGCCCCAAACATAATTTGTCGTGGGCCTCGAAGTATTACGCCCGGTGGGCTCAAGCGATTTTCCAGTACCCCCACGGGTGGGAGTATTCCTTCCAGTTAGAGAGCTACGAGCTGGACATGCTGTCTGCTTTGGCGGGTACCTTTGATGCATTCGCTAGCTCCACTGAACCTGGGATGCTTGATTGGCTCGACTCCCAGCGTGAGGCGATGGCTTCCAAGGTCCGCGAGGTCGCGGATTACGTTGCAGACGACAAGGGACTGAGCAGTTCTTTCCGTGCGTACATCCACGAGGTTATGCGCCGTGTGGAGGCCGCTTTCTCCGATGAGCTGAGCGGTAGCTTCAGCTTGTACAACGCATATATGGAATTCACTGTTTTAGTCGATGCAGTGTCTAACCGCACCACAGACTCCGAAGCGAAGGCGTTCTACCGCAGTGCATGGGACTGGCTGCAGGTTTCCGAGAACGCTAGGGCTCTTGCCTGGGCTGCTGCTCGTAAGGCGATCGGCCTCTAGGTTCCGCGCGGACGGCGAGTTGGAATCGGCGTCGTGCAAGCGCCGACTCTACGACGGCAATTGCCTCTTTGACCGTGATATGCACCGTGGTGCTATCACGGTCTTTTGCGTAGAGGGCTAAGTCATCAATGATGTTGTACATTTCCTGGATGGCTTCGTCGGAGCAGAACCGGGGGCAGGTGGGTGTCTGGGTTTCGGGGGTATTCATTGGTGTTTCCTCAGTTGGTGGTGTGGGTGACGGGGAGGCGTGAGAGCCAAGCCGTCACTGCTGCACTGGTGTAGTAGATGCGTCCCCCGCCTTTGATGTATGCGGGGCCTTTCCTGGCTTTACGCCATGCGGCGAGAGTTCGGGGCGAGATGCCGAGGTTGTCGGCAAGCTCTTCCGGGCTCCAGACCGTGAGCGCGTTATCGGGAATAGTCAGCATGTCCTGTTCCTTTTCTAGGAACAAATCCTAAATTTAGGAATGGTCGGCAAAAAAATTAGACAGTAGTGCCCAGGTTTGCAGCGTGGTCTTCAAGAAGCCAGGTAACAGGCACCTGTAGAGCTTCTGCAATCTTCCACACTTCAGTAATGCGAGGATCCGCTTTACCTGTGGCAATTGCGCTAATGCGGCTAGGGTGAAGTCCTGACGCTATGGCTAGACTATGCTGCGTCTGGGCTTTCATTGCTAGAGCCATTCGCATGTTTTTGCTGAAGGTCTCCTCCTGCATCCCAGTGCCTCCTTTCGTTGGTATGCAACTATCATATTCCTATTTTTTGGAATATGCAACCCAAAACAGGAATTTTTTTTAGAAATCTTATAGACTGTTCCCATGACAGACATTAAAGACCTGCAATCCAAAGCAGATGCCTTCAACGACCTGGTAAACCGAGAAATCAAGGTATGGATGGTTCGGCGCGGCGAAGACCTGTTGTCCCTAGCCGCAAAAACTGGCATCTCCAAGAGTAAGCTCAGTCGATCTGTATATCGGTCAGAAGGCTCACTCCCCGTTCGTGACCTCAAAATCATCAGTGCTGCACTCAATGTTGATATGACGGTCATTATCTCTGCAGCTGACAACGCAATGCGAGAAAAAGCGACCACTCCCCTTACGGATGCCCAGCTGGCGGCGCAGATTTTGGCACGTGCCGAATCTGCAGCGCAGGCAGGGTACACGCTTGCCGCGCATCCTGCCGATACGGTCATTACTGAAGACCCTGCCGGCGCCTAACCAACTACCCCCTATTCACTAACTTCTCATGACTTCAAAAAATACATACGACTACGATCCAGAGCGCCACGCCGCGTCCCTGGGTATCCGCATCGTCGAAGCTCAACCACCAGCCGGTACACTCGCCCTCTGGGATGAGCAGACCCGGACCATACTCACCGCCCCCGGGCTCCTGTGGCGACAGCGACGATGCGTCATCGCCCACGAGCTCGCCCACGCAATCAACGGCGATTCACACTCCCCCATGGATGATGTCGCCTCCACCAAACGCGAGCGCCGCGCCGACACCGTTGCCGCCGGCTGGCTCCTGCAGCCTCATGCGGTGCGGACAGCGTTGGCGGTTGCTCCTGATTCTTTGCCTGCTGCTGCGGCTGAGCTGGAGGTGACTGAGCGTATCCTCTCGGCTTGGTTGTGGGAGCATAGCAAACGGGGCGGTCTGGATAGCTAGTCCAGTCCGCCCCGTCTGTGCATCATCAATCAATGTAAGGAGATAAGCGCTTAGATCCGTCTGATGCTGTTCACTCACACAACAAGAAGATACCGACTCAGCGACGCCCTTGCAGGTTTCCGCCTCGTAGTTATCGGTTATTGCGGGAGCAGTGTAGCGTCATGTGGCTGTGGCGGCAAGAGTCTCATGGTGTCGGCGTGTCGGCGTGTCGTGCGGCGGTTTTTGGGTAAAGAGATAACCGCCCCACCTACTGTATCCGGCAGTAGACGGGGCGGTTCCTGTGCAGTCCATGCTGAAGGTCTGCTCGAACGAGAGTGACTGAGTTTAGCGTCACCTGCGGTCGAGCGCAAGTGAAAGGAGGCGAGGGTGGTTAGGGACCCTCTTCCGATTGGTTCTCATGGAAAGATTATGGCTCGGCGGATTAAACCGAAACGCTGGATGGCGCGTGTCTATTTTCGTGATAGTGCTGGCGTGCGGCGGGAGGTGACGGCGCAGGGGCCTACTCGTGCGGCGGCTGAGCATCGTGTGAAGTTGAAGTTGTCGAATCTGCCTGTGGCTGGTGCTGAGCTGTCCTCTGCGACGACGCTTAGGGAGGCTCTGGACCGGTGGGTGTCTGGTTTGGATGAGGGGTTGGCGCTGAATACCTTGCGTAATTACAAGCTGTGGGCTGAGCGTCTTTCTCGGAATCTTGGCTCTTTGCAGCTGAGAGAGCTCACTGCCGGGGCGCTGGATGCGTACCTGGCGGGCATTGATTTGCCTAGTGTGCGGTATAACCAGCGATTGACGCTCAAGATGGCGTTGGATGAGGCGGTGCGTCTTGGAGCTTTGCCGCATAACCCGGTTCTGGCTACCCGCCCGGTGAAGACCAAGAAGAAGGAAGTGCGAGCGCTGGATATGGAGCAGGTTCAAGAGCTGCGGAGGCTCGTATCGGGGTTGCAGGCAACGCCTACTTACAGCGGGTATCTTCCTGATCTTGTTGATGTGCTTTTGGGAACGGGGTGCCGTTGGGGTGAAGGTGCCGGTATCCGCTGGCAAGATGTTGATCTTGAGGCGGGGACTGTGACCATTTGCGGGACGCTCGTTCAGAAGGCGGGGTGGCAGGCAGATACGAAGACTCACGAGGTTCGTACTTTGCAGGTGCCGCCTTTTGTTCTTGCTGTGCTGCGGAGGCGGCGGGCTGAGGCTGTAGAGGGGGCGGTGTTCGTGTTTGAGCAGGGCGGTAAGTCTCTGGCGTACAATTCGGCGAGGACATGGCTCGGTAGAGCGCTCAAGGGCTCGGATTTGGAGTGGGTGACCTGGCATGTCCTTCGTAAGACCACGGCGACGTTCCTGGATGAGCGGTTGGGGTTGGCTGAGGCGTCTTTGCAGCTTGGCCATGCGTCGGAGGAGATGACGAGATCTGCCTATGTGCAGCGGAGCAAGCAGGCGGCGTTTGCAGAAGCATTGGAGGGGCTGGCGGGCTAGATTTGGTCCCCATTTACTCCCCACTTTGAAATCTCTCTAGACTGCTATCAGACTGTCACCATTTGCAGTTTTGGCATGAAAAAAATACCCCCGAAACCCCTTATAAATAAGGGATTTCGGGGGTATTTGCCCTAAACCATAGGGATACTCACGTACCCCGCAAGTTTTAGAAAGCCTTGTTTATGAAAAAGCCTGGCTTCCTTGATATTCCGGGGTAGAAATAGGGGGCGGTTGGGGTTGGTCCCCATTTACTCCCCACTTTGAGCAGAGACGACAGACTCCGCAGAGGCATCGGTGTCTGCCTCTTCATACAGCGTGGGGTCGGTGTTGACGAAGGCCAGCGCAGTCGTGAAGATTGAGGTCACAGCACCGGTCACAACCGCCGCCTGCTCATTCGTCCAGATGCCGAAGACGACCAGCACCGCAGACACCGAGGGCGCAATAAGATAAATGCCCTTACGAAGGACCGCGCGCTGACGGCGAGACAGGTTACGCATTGTCAATCTCCTTACCCAGCTCATCGACCGCGTTCTGCAGCTTCTCCCAGGACGCACGCAGAGCCGATACCTCCGCCTTGTCCAGGGGTGCGGGGACACCCTCGATGCCGCGTTCGACCTTGCCCTCCTTGATGGCATTGATGCGGTCAATGAGGCGGTCCAACTGATCGTACCAGCGGCCGGGGCAAGCCGTGTTGAAGAAGTCGCGGTGACCATGCACGTAGAAGGACTTGTTGTAGAAAGTCTCCAGGTCGGCAATCACCTGGGCGACGGTTTCGAAGTCTTCGTTGCTCATCTCGGGGCGGCACTCGATACCAATCGAGCGCTGGTTAGCCGCCCAGTTGCCTGCATGCCAGGCGATGTCCTTGATCTCTACGAGCTGGGCGCAGCGACCCGATTCCACCACAAAATGCGCGGAGGTTCCGGGGCCGCCTGCGAAGAAGTTGCAGACGTCTTCGAAGCGCTGGCCGTCATTGCCCCAGTGGTGGATGACGATGGTGTCGATGTCGTCGATGGTTCGGTTTTCCTCGGTGAACGAGGTGGCGTTGTACTCGGTGATGTCGACATACTTCATGATGTCTCTCCTTATTTAATAGTGTCGGTGTTGATTTCCAGGTTCACAGCTACGCCCATGTCGGTGGCGCGGTGCGAGGTTGGGATGTCCACGGTCATGTTTGAGGCACCGCGAACGTCGTGTGCCCACTTCTCAACCGCGAAGCCGTACTTCGCGTTCTTGCCCTTGTACTCTGCCTGCGCGATATTCGAGCTGAGGATGAGGTGGTGAGCCCAATTCGTGACGAAGTAATCCGCCGCCTCCCCCGCCTTTGCCTCGCCACTGACGCAGTCATGCCAAGAGCTGGAGGCACCGCGGCACCCGGTGACCTGCGAGGAATGACCAACCATCACGAAGCCGTGACCGCCATTCTCCTGGGCGGTACACGCGGTGAGGATGTTTCGGCCGCCGCGGATGAAGAAGCCGGCACCGGCGGCGGTGAAGCGGTGCATATTAGAGGTGTCCCAGATGCCGCCGGGCTTACCTTCGATGCCGTGGATGCTCCGACGGTTATACCAAGACTTGCAACCAATCAAGGTGCTATTGGTCGCGTAGATTTCGAAGCCAGCATTAGTGCCGCCTGCAATATTCGCGCCCGACACATCGACAGCATCGAGAATATTGTCTGCTGCACCGATTTCACGGCGGCCAGCCGTCACCGACGCAATATGCTCCGGCGATTTGCCCACCACCACGCCAGCGCCCAGAGTGCGGCGGACGCGGATGTTCCGCAGCTGGCATCCCTGGTCATCGAGGCCGAGGACTGCTACGCCGAAAGCGACGTCCCAGATGAGGACGTTCTCGATACGGTGGGCTCCGTCAGGCTCGGGAGGGTTGTCCCCCAGCTCAGTGTGTAGCAGGATGCCGCCGATATTCGGATGCATCCCGTCCTGGCCGGGGCGCGGAGTCATCGACGAGACGTGTGACGGGCGAGGATGCGAGCTCTTAATCCAGAGGTCAGAGACACCCATCAACAAATTGTCCTTGCCGACACGCGGGGTGAACCAAGTGCCGGCGTGGATGATTGCCGTCTTCTGCTCCGAACCGGCACCAGTGTCCGCAAAGATGATGGTCGACTCGCGACCAGCACCCTGCAGATGCACACCACCAAGCAGCTCAATGAACGGCGCGGACACGCGGTACGCACCTGCCGGCAGGTGCACGGTGCCGCCACCAGCCTCATGCACACGGCGAATAGCCGCGTTAATCACAGCGGTAGAATCCTTCACACCGGTCGGGTCTGCACCAGCGTCCACCACATTCACAGTGCGGTGGGTAGGCGCTACCGCCGCCTGCTCTGACTGCGGCTGAGCCGACTGACCCGGCGGCGCCTGTTCAGCCTCAATAACTTCTACGAGATACCTCATCGCTCCCTCTTCTTAAACGTTGAAGCCCCCATGTTGGGGGCTAATCTTCCTTCTTCATAGCGCGGGCAAAAGATGAGCTGCCTCGTGTTTCGATGGCAGTAATCCTGTCCTCGCTGGCATCATGGCGCTTGCGCGCATGCCGCATCTCATCCCGCAGCCCACCAATATCTTTCCGGAAATCGGCGTGCTCGGCGCGAGCAGCAGTAAAGTCCTCGGCGATGACATCCAGTTGCTTCATCACGTTCTGCATGGCGGTGTTCGTCTCGGAGTTCATCTGTTCCAGCGCCCCACTCACCTGCTCCACCTGCGCGAGAACCTTATCCAGGTCATCGCGCAGGTTCGTCTCGTGGCTATTGTTGGTCTGCTCCTTGATGGAGCTCACCCTGGAATTCAGGCGCTCCCATTGCGGGGCGCCCCACTTATTCCAGGCAACCAGCAAGGCGAAGAGCACGGCTCCAACTGAGACCGTAGCTTGGATGATGCCGTCCAGCACCGGGTGCCCAATGCGGGGAATCTCTGGCAACATACCGCTCCTATTCGCTCATGGCGGGGGCTTCTTCGGCGCTGGGTGCCTTAAAGAGAACTCCGATGGCGTGCATGATGTACTCATCCGTCACACGGGCGGGGTCTGCGCCCGGGGAAGCGAGCGCAGCACGCTTGGCGTCCAGCTCGGCCTGCTCCTTATCCAGTGCTGCCACAGCCGCGGCATGCTCAGAGACGGCGAAGGCATGCTCGTCTGCGATGGTCTTCATGGAGCCTACCCCAGTGGGCAGAGAGACGAGGAGCCCGATATTCGCCTCCACAGAGTACTGGGCGTTGGGGATGCGCTGGCGCTGGGCGGCCTGGGTGGCGCGCTTGAGCAGGTCGGCGTCCTGGGATGCTGCGAGTTCTTGTGCGATGGTAGCCATGTCTGGTTACCGTCCTTTCTCAGTGAATAATTTTTTGGGTGTTCCCGCGCCACGTTTAGGCTGGGGTGCCCGGCAGTACGGTCGGGAACGGATCGGAGGCTGGGTAGATGAGCAGGCCACACCGCAGGTTGCTGCGGTTTTGTGGGGAAAGGTCAAGGGTCCCGCGGCGCCAGGTGATACGATTCCCGTCGCCCCTTGAGTGGAGGAGAATGATGCCTCGGGGTTCTCCCGTGTCTGTGACCACGGGGGCTAGTACAGGATTGTTGGATTGCCACCCGGGTGGAACGTTGTTGCTGAGACGAATCTTTTCGTTTCTATCGCGGTACGCTTCATCTGGGATGTCGGGGCGGTCGTGGACGGTGATGGTGTCCCATGGGCCGCCGCGGGCGGCGATGATGCACCAGTCTCCGACGCGACGGTAGAAGAGAGATCCGGCGGCGATGGCTGGGGATTCGACGTTTCGCCAGCCAGTATCGCGCGGGGCTGCCCCGGAGGCGAGGCGTTGCACAAGTTCGGCTGCTTCCGCGTCCAGCCCGCCAGGATCACCCTTAGGACCCTGCTCGCCACGCTCGCCACGTTCACCAGGGTCGCCCTTGGGGCCAGGCTCACCTCGGTCGCCACGTTCACCAGGGTCGCCCTTGGGGCCAGGCTCTCCACGCTCACCACGTTCACCAGGGTCGCCCTTGGGGCCAGGCTCTCCACGCTCACCACGCTCACCAGGTTCACCCTTCACCGGTACCGGCGCAGGAATCGTACTCTCCGCACCGGCGGGGGCAACCGCCGCCAAGTTCAGCGTCACACCCGCACGAACATAAATGCTCGGGTACGGCAGCTTCGCGGCACATCCCGCGACATCCCGCAGCTGTGCCTCCACACGGTACCCCCATTCAGAAGGCACCGCCCCCGGGCTCGGAGCCATCAGGCGCACCCCCTGGTTCCCGCCGCGTGGCGCATCCCAGAGCACCCCGTCACGCAGCCACCCGGTCACCGGCGCAGGAACAAACACACGTCCCGTCCCAGCATCCGCAACCCGCGTAGTCGGCGTAAACACCACACGCCCCTGCACCGGCACACCATCCGCTCCACCGCCGGCCGCGCGCTGGTGCGTAACGAACTTCGCCGTCACCAGCCCATAAGCAGGCACGAACCCGGACTCCGCCAGGTTGTCTACCACACCCATGCTAGTTTCCTCCTGTCATTGCTTGGATCTTCAACCTCGCAGCAGTTAGCGCCTCCGCCGGAGCCCTGACAGACTCGAGCACGGCGAGGTTCTGCCGCAGAATATCAACCTGGGTGAGGTAATCATCCAGCTCACCCTTCGCCCACGCAATCTGCAACCTCCACAGCCACGCGGCAGGCAAACGATCGTAAGGGTTCGCCGTCCTGGAACGTATTCCGTCCTTGGTCTCCCAGATCGTGTCGTCCGTCAGATAAAGGATGCCCACGTTCAGGGTGTCCGCCAGGCGCAGCACCTGCACCGCCTGCTCAAACCCCGTGATGTCGTGAATGCAATGCCAAAACATCTGCCTCGGCTGCCCCTTATAGTGCTCCTGCACCAGGTACTTATCAGTCAGATACAGGGACGCTTCCTGCTCGAACGTCATCATGTGCCAGCCAGTGCCGACCATCCCGGCGGTGGTGTTCGCGCCGGGGTTCACAATCGTGGGCATCCACGGGTACAGTGCATTAAACCGGTCGGCGATGCGGTGGTGGAATTCCTCCTTGCCTGCCTGGTCACCCCAACCGTTATACGCCTCATCCCAGAAGATGCCGTCCACGTCGTACCATTCGATGTACTTGCGCACCTCATCGAACAGGGTCTCCAGGTCGCGAGGCTCCCCAATCGATGCACCCGTCCTGACGTAGCCGTAGATTTTCTGCCCATATTCGCCTCTGTTGAGCTTGAGCTGGTTCGTGAAATCCTTGTGCTGCGGGGAGCCGGGGCCTTCTCCAGGGCCAGACGCCGGGTTGATGATGAGGAACGGGCAGACTTCGGAGGCTTGCGCCATGGTGTGCCAGTTCTGCTCCGCGACCGGCTTCCAGTAGTCGGGGTAAAAATAGGTGGGCGGCACAATCGAGCGCATCCGTGCCCGGTAGGAGCGCTTCGCATCCAAAATGCGTTGCTGCTTGTCTACATAGTCGCGGACCTCGGACATGTCCAGGATGGGACGCACCGTAGGCGCAACCGGGGCAATATGCCCTCCATCATCACTACCGGGTTTATCCGGGCGCGGTACCGGCGCGGGAGCGGGTACTTCTACCGGACTGGACACCCAGGAGGGGCGTGCATAGGTCTGCGTTGTCACGGTCTCCCCTGCCTGGACGAGCAGTGGCGCGTCCTGCAGCGTCACGGGGCCGTCTCCGGCTTGGATGGTGAGACGCTGTACGGGCTGCCCCTCCAGCATCACGCCGTCGCCGTCTTTGAGGTAAGCGACCACGTCATAGGACACTGCACCAGATTCTGGCACAGCCAGCTCGACCATGCCCGTCTCGGTGGCATCCTCATAGAGTTGCTGCCCTGCCCCGAGCCACCCGGTCGTCTCGGCGGTACCTAGCTCAACGCCGGGGTGTGAGGGGATGAACGCGACGGCTCCGGTGGTGCCGGGCGGGTACCCGGTCTTGCCGAAGTTCACCTCGATTTTAGAGCTCATCGCCCACCCGTGCGCCTGGGTCGATAACCTCACCTACCACCGGCTCCGGTGGTGCCGGGGTGGTCTCAGGGGATTCTAGGCGGATAACGCCGGCAAGAATCCGCTCATCCAGCAGTTCGCGCCGCAGCTTCTCGTTTTCTTCCTGAAGGTACAGGGCTTTAGCCTGCCACTGCTCCAAAGTCACTAGGTTTCTCCTTATCGTTTGATAGGCAGGATGACGACATCCACCCACGCATCCCGAATGAGCTCATTCGTCACGTTGTGCACAATCACCTCAACGTGGCTTCTGGAACTTGAGTAGACGTTCGACACAATCGGCCAGATCGAGTTGCCGGCTTGCGTAACCACCACAGGAAGCTGCACCTGCTCACGGAACGTGATGCGCCTCCGCACTGCAGAGTGGCGCGGGATCTCCAGCGGCCCAACAGCGATGAAGATTGTTGTCTCGGACTGCTCTATGAGGGTGCGCAGGTACATACCCTGGTTCATAATCATGCGCCCCTGCACGGTCACATCCCCGTCAGGCAGCACCACGAGCCCCTTCACATCGGCGGGGTTCGTACCCGAGGGTTGCACACCAAGGGTGAGCGCACCCTGCGGATTCATGCGCACCACACCCGAGGGTGTAGTGGCATCGCTCGCGCCGGTGCGCATCTCGATCACCGAGTCTATGCTCCCCGCTGGGCCGCGACCGGGGGTGGTGTAAATCGAGAGGCCGGGCTTGGACTTGTCGGAGGTGTGGAAGGTGCCGCGGAACTCATTCTCCACACCATTGGCGTCAATCTTTACAGTCTGTTCACCCAAGTGGTTGTACGCGGTGATGCCGGACGAGTTGATTTTCAGGCCGCGCCGCTCCGCCTCCGTCGTCTGAAGCAGACCACTCGTGACAAGTTTCGCCGCGACCTTCGACGTCACCAGCCCCTCGATAATCGTGGCTCTGTTCAGAATCGCGTCCTCGGTCACCACCAGATTCTTCGTCTCCGCACTCATCGCGCGCACCACCTGCGCCGCCAACTCCTGCGTCACGTTCAAACGCCGCACATCGATAGTGCCGGGCACAATCATGTCCCGCCCAATCCACGGCTCCGACAAACCTTTAAGCCCCGCCACCGCCTTTTTGGTGATGGCGTCTTTACTGGTCTGCTGCTCCACAGCCTGGATGCGGGACTCCGCCTCGACCAGACCATGCTCAGCCTTCTGAAGGGTTTGTCGTGCCTGCGCTACGACCTTGCCCGCCTCGGACAGACGCTCATCGAAATTCGCTAGCGTGTCCCCGTCCCAGCGGCGCGCCGAACCGGTGGAATCCAGGTACAGGGTCGCTTCGTTCTGACGCGCGATTTTAATACCGTGCGGCGTAGATGCGGGCGTGCGCGCCCTAATGAGCTGCGCACGTAGCGTGTCCACCGCCTGCGCGGGCGTAGGGCGCTGGTCAATATAATCAACCACCGGTTACCTCCCTGTCTTTTTTATTGCCAGGATGCTTCTTGAAAATCCAGCGTCACCGACCCTGCGAGGGTACCGGTCATCTTGATGATGCGCATCTGCCGCGTCCCATCCGGCACCGACAACCAACCTGCCAGGGTGACGGTGGCGGTATCGCCCACAAACCACGACCCGAGCGGAGCGCCGAGCCTGTCGGTGCCCATCTCAATGGTGACCTGGTCAATCATCTTTGCCCGCGCAGCCAACGCGCCCTCAGCTTTCTGCTTCAGCACGAACGTGTCGGCCTGGTCTGCATCGGTGATGATGCCCTCCACAAACGGAGCATGGTCGCGCCACACCTGAGTAAGGTTCTCCGCCCAGGCGATGGCGGTTCCTTCGCCTTCTCCTGCGCCGGTGCACCAGATGCGGTGCGTGATGTCCTTGCCCGTGGAGGTCACCTTCACCTCAATGTCGGCTGCGGCGAGCGCGGTTGTATCGAAGTCCGGCGTGAACTTCTGCGCGATGAACGGGTATTCCTCAACCCCGTGCATGAACACCCACTCAATATGAGTGTGCGCCTCACTCTTCCAGCGGGGGCGCAGCATAATATCGGGGCCGTTAATAACCGCCGACAGCTCGCTCCAGCGTTTGCCGATGAGGTTGTTCGCGACGTTCCACCGCTCGTAGGTGCGCTCTCGGGTCTGTGCCCCGAGCCCACCCTGCACGCCGTGCACCACCGGCAGTCCGCCACCGGGACGGTTCATGCAGTGCACGGCAAGAGCCCAGGCAATCTCACCCAGGCTCATGGTCTTGTAGGTTAGGGTGTCCCAGATGGTGCGTCGCTCGAACAGCTCACGCACACCCGCGCACTTGAGTTCCAGGTTTGTTCCGGTTTCGGTGCCCCAATCGATGATTGGGCCGGCAATAAGTGGGTACTCGGTGCCGTCCTGCCCGGTGTGGGTGAGGAGCACGCCGCCTGTGAGTGGCTCATAGGTTGTGCGTTGGTGCCCTGCCAAGCTCCGCTTCGGAATCGTGAAAGTCAGTTCCTCGACCTTGTTTAGGCTGATTGCCCAGGAGCATGCGGTCACGTCCTGGATGGGGGAACCGACCGCACCGGTCACCGTATCCAGCCAGTACAGCCTGAATCCCACAGCTACTCCTTCGCCACGCCCATGTCGATAACCCGCAGAACATCCGAGGGATACTTCGCTCCGAAGCCCTCATAGCGGGTGGTCCATTTCTCCCAGCCCCACACGCGCAGGCTCACGGTGTAGTGGATCGTGTGCGAGCCCTTCGGCAGCACCACCACGTCCGAATAATCGACGGTGTCCCATACATTGGTGAAGACTCGTTCGCGACGTAGCACCAACTTGTTATCAATGTAAATGTCGTAGTTCACGCTGCCCCGGTCGGACGGGGAGCTGGAAGCTGCGGAGGTGGAGAGTGTCCCCTTCGCAACGTTGGCGGCGACGCTTGAGATGGACGAGGTGAGTCGAATATCGAGGGCACGGTCAGTGGGCAGGAAGAACATGCCCTTGCCGCGAGTGATCACGCCGTCCGTTTTGTCGTGTACCGTATCCGTCTCGGTCTTGTGCGAGAACAGCACACCGAGGGTGCCGCCGATTGGTCGGGCGAACGTCACGTTGGCGGTCTCGGGTGCTGCATTCGTGCCAGTCATGCCCGCTTTAATCTCGCGCTTGGATATCACCACCGCATTGTCCGGCACCTGGGTGCCGACCGCGACTCGCGCGCTAATGGATCCGTTCACGGGCTGGGTCTGCTGCTCCACATAAACGTAGTCGGTGCGAGCGCCGGTCGCCGGCGCTGGGCGCGTGGTGATGGTCTGCCCGACCACCGGCACCAGCACCGCACGGCTCGGTGCGATATGTACCACGACTGCGCCCGGGGCGATGACGTATTCCATGCTGGAGCGGGTGCTCACCGTGCAGCCGGAGATAATGCCCGGCTCGGGGTACTGTGCCGCGAGCACTGCCTGCAGGTCGTCAGGGGTGGTTCCGTTCCCCTGCGCGTCCGGCGCCATTCCAAAACCAACACTCATGTGTTCTCTCCTAAATGTATGTTGAGCGTGCGGTTACATCGACCCAGCCGGTCGCCGGCGCGAGCGCCTGCACAACCGGTACGAACCCGGCACGCGGCGGGATTTTATGCCACTCGCGTGACACCAGCTCACTCGTCCTGTCCACGCCACCAATCAGCAACCTGCCTCGGGCGCAATCGATTGTGACTGGTGCGGTTGCCACCACCGGGTACGGGTACTCGATGATCCGGTTCTCCGCAGTGATGCGGAACCCGCTAGACCAATCCCCACGCACTGTGTAGATCGGGTAGGCATCCACGTTGCCCTCGTTTACAATCGAGGTCGTCATCGGAGCCTGCGAGCCAAACGAGAGCACACCGCGTGTGGGTTGCTCAGGCACGAACAGCGGGAACCGCAAACCAACCCCCGCGCCGGCTGGGTAAAGCTGATAGGTGCGCGGTGGCGCGTACAGCCACGGCTCGGGTGCAAAAAGTGGCACCTCAAACAGAAAGGCGGAATCCCCAAGGAACTCCACCTTCACGTCCCCATCCAACCGGACCTCTCCCGTTAGGTCGAGCGTGTCCGTGGCGACCCGGAGCGTGCCGAGGTGTCCATCCCACATCAGGGATGAAACGAACCGGTCGGCAAGCTCGCGCACCTGCACGCCCGTGTTCGACACAGCGCTGCCTTTGAGTGTGAGCGTGCGCCCGGTACGGCGTGCCGGGGCGTGAACCATGCCGTGCCCGAGTTTGCGTTGCGCATCATCAGACTCAACTCCAACGCCGCCGACCCAGCCCGCCAGGTCGGTTACCCACACCTCCAACTCTCCTGCCGGCTCTTCAAAGGTTGTGAGTACCAGGGTGCCGTGCGCCCCGGTCAGCTCCACGCGGAGCCCGTCCTTACCTATCACAGCAACGCTCCTTCCAAACCGCTAAGCTGGTGCGATAGAGCCTCACCAACACGCCGACCGAACCGCTCGGGGGCCATCTCCTCACCAGCGTTCACATGCACATGCAATGCCCCACCAGCAGCAGGAGCCGCCACAGCAGCGCGTGCCGAAGCGCGCCCCACACCAGCAGCAGCTCCACCGATATTGAACCCGCCACTGACGGCGCCCGGGGTGAGCGCCATTGAGAGAGAACCCATCCCATCCTGTGCCGCCTCAACAGCAGCGTCCGTCATCGACCGCACCGCATCCACAGCCATGTCGGATGTCTTGTCGATACCGGCGGCGATGCCCGCGGGAATCCAGATACCCACCTGGTCACGCATGACGCGAGACGGCGAGTGAATACCCAGGGCAGACTTCACGAAGTCGGGCAGAGCGTTGACAACACTGCGGGCGGCGTCCATCACCGCGCCGGCGGCGTTACGAATACCAGATGCGATGCCTCCCACGATGTCGCGGCCGATAGATATCATCTGGCCAGGGATGCCCCGCACCACGCCGATGATGTCTGAGCCCATCGAGCGGAAGAATCCGACCACGGTGTTGATGCCAGCCGACACGCCGTTCTTAATGCCTTCCCAGATGGTTGAGACGATTCGTCCGATTCCGTTCCAGGCGGCATCCCAGATGCTGCGAATCAGGTTCACAGCGTTAGTGATGATGGAGCTGACGATGTTGATTGCACCAACGACAATGCCCTTGATGACTTCCCAGGCACCGGAGATAATCTGCTTGATGCCCTCCCATGCGGCAGACCAATCGCCCTTAATGATTGCGGTCACCGTTTTAATGATGCCGACGACGATATTGAGTGCGCCCTGGACAATCGGGACGATTGCCTGCACCACGGTCGTGACCACATTCAGGACCGCCTGAATTGCAGGCACCAGAATGTCAATCAGTGTCGTGATGAGAGGGACGATTGCTTGCACCACGGAGGCGAAGACAGGAATCAGCGAGGTCACGAGGACAACGACAACACCTGCAACCGCCCCCACGATTGCCGCAAGCACCGGCAACAGGCCCTGAATAGCAGGCATGAGCGCGGCAAGGACCTGAGTGCCCAAATCCACGACTACCGCCACAATCTGTCCGAACACCGGTACCAGCTGTAGCAGCATCTCCCCCAGCTGACGGAAAATGTCCATAATCTGCGGGAGCATCGCCATGACCGCAGCTCCCAGCTGAGCGAGCGCAGGGACAAGCTGGTTCATCAGCTGTTCTCCCACTGGAGCGAGCGCCTGCATGATCTGGGTGCCGAACTGGATAATCATCGGGAGCAGCGGTGCAAGGTGCTGTCCGATCTGTCCCAGGGACTCCATGAGCGCCGCGCCCATCTGCGTCAGGATGGGCATGAGTGCCGCGATTGCCTGACCAATGAGCGGGATGAGCCTATCGATGACTGGCTGGACAGCTTGGACAACCTCGGTGAATAGTTGGGTTGCCATGACTGCGAACCGCTGCAGGGCGGGGATGATGAGCTGAAGCGCCGGCTGGAGTGACTGAATGAGCTTCTCGCCTAGCTGGCCGATAAGGGGCAGGATTGTGTTTAGTGCGGGCTGGATAGCCTGCATCAACGATTCCCACGCGGCGCGCCCAGTCTCCGTCTGAGTAAAGAAGTAGGCGAGCGCACCTGCTACGATGCCGATAGCACCGACCAGAGAGGTAAAGGGATTAGCCTTCATCAGACCAAATGCTTTGGAGAGGTTGCCTGCGATGTTTGCGGCGGCGGTGTTGAAGGCGGTTTGTGCTGTAGCTGCTGCGCGGACTGCGACCTCGTAGACGGAGGCGGCGGTTGCACCCAGCTGGTAGTTCCTTCCGAGTTCTGCGATTTCTCGGGCGGAGCCTGCTCCGCTGGTTAGCATTTTGAATCCTTCGGCTACGCCCATGACGGTGTCTTTGGCCGACGAAATGGCGCCCATAGCGGTGTTGTAGGATTCGATGGCGCTCTTTCCCAGCCCGATTGCGGTTGTCACGCCTTTGTATGCGGTGACGGCGGTCCCGAGTGCGAGGACGAGCCTGCCGACTCCCTGCTGATGGTTTTCGATGAACTGGGAGAGCTGGAAGAGGCCAGTTGAGAGTAGACGGATAGAAGACTCGAGGATATCGAATGCACTCGTTGCTGCGTTTGCGCCGTCCCCTGCTCCACTGAAGCTGGGGAGTACGGATTTGAACGCAACCGCCAGGGAGCCCACCACTCGGATAATATTCAGTGCAACCGAGACGAAGGAATGCAGCAGAGGAGGTAAGACGGTCCCAAGGAATGCCCCTACCTTCTGGGCTACACCGACAATGCCCGCGCCTTGGGTTTGGAACGCGGAGGCAAACCGGGCAATCTCTTCACGGATGATCTCGAAGGTGACCGTGAAGCTCTTACCATCGCCCATGGTGGACTTGAAGCCCGCAGCAAAGGCGCTAATGGCTTCTCCAGCCTTGGTGATGCCCGCCCCAATCTGTGCGCCGATAACCTTACCGAATGCTTCGACCGGCTTCATCCACTGCTGGAATGCCAGGAAGAATTTGGTGAGCGCGGGATATATGCCGGTAAGGATGTTTGCACCGAAGCGACCGAGCGCGGCCTGTGCGTTGGCGAACGCGCCAGGTAGCGTGTTGCCCATTTCGAATGCGACGTTGCCGGCGGCGGAGGTCATCGCCTTCTCGAATTGCTCGAAGTTGATCTTGCCGTCAGAGGCCATCTTGAAAACTTCTTCTGCCGTCACGCCAAGCTGCTTACCCAATGCCTGGTAGATTGGGATTCCTCGGTCTGCGACCTGTGCGAGGACGTCATTCTGTGCCTTGCCGACACTCGCAACCTTAGCGTAGATTCCGCCCATTTCCTCCATGCTGGAGCCAGACGCAGCGGCAGAGTTTGAGACCGACTTCAGGACAGCTTCAAGCTGTTCGCCCGGCTGGATACCGGCGGCAACCGCGCCAGCTGCGGCGGTTGCCGCTGCGTCCAGGCCGAACGCGGTGCCCTTCACCGATGCAGATGCATTCTGCATAATCACGGACACCGCGTCAGCGTCATTGCCCAGGCCTCGGAGCTTCGCCTGCGCCACATCAATAGCCTTCAGGCGGTTAAAACCCTTCGCAAACGCGGTGCCAAAAACCGAGCCGATGCTGATACCGCCGATAGCCTTCGCCACCAGTGGAGCAACGGAAGATGAGAAGATACGCCCGAACGCTGAAGACGCTTTAGTACCTGCCTGCGAACCTGCACGGTCGCCAGCATCACCAATCTCAGACACAATCTGTGCGCCCGCGCCCTTGGTCGAGGCGAGCACAGTCACGTATGCCTTCGCAAGCTCATACCCGCCAGCCATATCATCACTTCCTCTATCCGGTTATTTGATTGTTTCCTGCCCCACCACGGCACCACCACCGGCTCGCCGCTGCGCCAGCCAGTACTTCGCTTCGTCCAGGCTCATACTGCCCGAACCGACACGCACACCAGCGCCCTGCACACCTGGGCGAGGCAGAGGCTTCGGCTTGTTCCGGCCTTTCTGCCCGTCTGCACTGCGCTGCCAGTTCGCCTCGACCAGCCGGTCAAACACCCCGGCCAGTAGCTGGGCTTCCAGCCCCCAACCTTGCGCGTAATGCCGCATGGTCGCCGAATCTGGCGGCAGGTTCACGACCATCGCCGCCACCAACTGTGCCCCATACTCCGCGGCAAGGGCGGCGTACGGGGCATGGTAGTAGCGGATGAGGTCAATCTCCACAAGCTCGCGGTTCTCTCGCAGGAGAGCCGCGAGCTTTAGGAGTTTGGGTTCAAAGCGTTCATCATGTCGGTAAAGAACCCGGTGAACAAGGTCATGGGTACACGCCCGGTCTCAGGGTCGCGGAGCGTCTCGAACACGTCCTGCTTTGCCTCGGCACCGAGCAATGACTCCACCGCGGAGAACATACCCTTGGGGTTGCCTTCGTCAATCGCGAGCAGCTGCTCCATCAGCTCCGCATCATCCAGCGCGGCGGGGTCTACCTGCCAGGTCTTGCCGCGCAGCTTCACCTTCACAACCGGCGCGCCACCTGCAGCCTTCTTGTCACTGGTGCGGGTAAACGCGTAGTTCTTCTCCGACATGAGGGGTTTCCTTCCAAATCAAAACGTATCGGGTAGGGTTTCGTAGGGGAAGCGAGCGCGGCACGCCCCTCTGGTGTGCGCGGCCTGTGGCTCCAGAAACCCTCAAAGGGAGCCAACCACAATGCATAACCAGAAGAATGGGCGTGCCGCAAACCTAAACCAGCCTATTAGAGCTTGGTGCCCAGGTGCTTGTACGCCTTCACACCCTGCGAGTCAGGGTACGCGGTGACGGTCACCTGGTAGCCGACAGCCTCGCCGTTCTTGTAGGTCACCTCGCCACGCTCGGTTACCTGACCGTCGGGGATGACGATACGCAGAACCTTCTTGCCGTCCAGAACGTCCAGCACGAACGTCTGGTGCGGGGACTGTGCGCCGGTCATCTTCACCAGCGACCCGTTCGCAGCGGCATCCGCGTAGAACAGCTTGAGCACTTCCTCGTTCGTCTCGATGAGCGTGAACTGGAAAGTGACCTTGTGCGAGGTCTGGATGACACGCACCACGTCACCGTTCTGCCAGGCCTTAATCTCACTGGTGTCAGAGTCGATGCTCTGAGTCACCCCGTCCTCGCTAATGTAGCCAAGGTCCTTCAGCTTCGCGTCCACCGGGGCGGTCGCGTTAGCAGGGGTTGCGGTGCCGATGGCACCAACGTAAACGCCGCCGGTAACAGCGACACGCACATTATCAGCAACAAGCGCCATAACGTGCTCCTTCCTGCCCCACAACAGGGGCTATAACTGGTCTATCCACGTGTTCCGGTACGTCGCCGTGAAGTTCATCCGGAATCGCGGGATCTTATCGTCGGGGTCTGGCATCCACACCACACCCCCCACTGGATCCACACCGTAGACGAGCACGCTCTGTCCATTACTTACGAGGATCTCCTGGTTCACGATGCTACGCAGCGCACCTCGCAACATCTCCGCAGCGTTGTATGCATCCTGCGCGGTGGAACCCCACACATCGGCAATGAATGCTCGTTGCCCATGTGCTGGGGACCCCTCGGCACCACCCGAAGGGGTGAACACCGCGAACACACCGTCCGGGCGCGGGTTCGGTGGCTCCGCTACATACACCGGGGAACTCCACAAGCTTTTTGCCTCCTTGCGGAGCGCTGCGAACACATCCGGAGCATGCAAACGGCCAGAACCAATCTGCGGTGTCATCGGTTCCACCCGCCCACGGCCTTGGACAGGGCACCGTGCTTAGCTTCCGCCCGGACACCAGCGGCACCGGTTGGGTAGACACGCGCCACTGCCGTTTTCGCGCCAGCTTTCGCGGAGGACGCGAACCCGTCTCCGGCGCGAGCCTGAACCTTCGCCGCCTCCGTGTTCAGGGCGGCAAGCATCTCCGGGCTGGTGCGCAGCCCATGGAACCCCGCCAGCGTCAGCTTCACCTTCGTCTTGCCCATACTCTTCTGTCATCCTTCCACTCGTTTGATGTTGATACGGTAACCCGCCTCGAACCCGAAAGGGCCGTGCGTGTAGTCTTCTGGCCAGCCGACGCACTCGTACAGCACCCCGTCCACGGTTACCCTGTCGCGAGGGCGGGTGAACCCGGTTGGAGCGTACAGGTCAAGGTCACGGTGAACCCCGGTCGCGGTATCCCGAATCTCAGAATCCGCGCCCGGTGATGCCCACCCAAACACCTCAACCTGCACCGCAGCACTCCAGCCCCGAGTAGGGGAACCCCAACCGTCAGGTGTTTCTTCAGTCCAGGCCGAGTGTGAAACCGTGAACCGGGGTTTGAGCCACCCCATGCACTTCACCTCCCATCCCGCAACCGGAGGCAGGGAATAGGTCAATGGTGGTGGCGCGCTGCGACCCGATACCGAGCAGCTTCTTCTCAGCCCGGGATAGGTACAAGTCCCCGTTCGGGTTTGCGAAGCTAATCTGCTGGTTAAAAGGCCCCGCCGTCTGCGTCAAAGATGACGCACCCTCCACGAATGCCCCTGCTGCCATGGCGCGCTTGACCATCCGGCACGCCACAATCGTGATAGCCTCTGCCGGCAGGTTGAACCAGCCGGGCGCTGCTGCACGGATGAGTACGCCCGCGTCCTCAAGAAGGACACGAGCATGCTCTTCGGAGCCCGGCGGCATATCCGGCCAGCGCGCCCGCAACGCCTCCACGGTGACCTCGGGAAAATCATCCATCATCACAGGTCGCGCACCTCCCAGCCCAGGTTAGAGGGTGTACTTCACGAAGTGGGCGTTGGACTCGATAAGCCAACCGAACTCTGCCTCGGCGCGAATCGCGACCAGGTTGTTCTCCCACAGAGAGACCAGCTGGTTGCCAATCGTCACGGTGGACTCGGTGGACACATCGAAGTTGATGCCACCCACAGTGCCCCACAGCGCCTTCGAGAAGTCACCACCGATACCGACCACCGAACCGGTAGCGGTACCGTTCGCCACGGTATCAGCGAACGAAGCGGGACGACCCAGCACGGTACCGGAACGCACAGCAGCGGTTGCCACGGTCGGCTCAGGCACGAACAGCGGGCGACCGTTAGCATCCACCGAGGCGTTAAACAGCGGCTCAGCAACGTCATCGAACACGAAGCCGTTGAGCTTCTTCTTGTCCTTCACCAGCAGATCCAGACCCGAGTTCAGGTCGGCAAAGATACCGCCCTTGTTCGCGGGAGAAGTACCGAGCTTCACAGTCTTGCTGGTGGAGGCGAGGTTAGTACCAACACCGAACGGGTTCGAGGTGCCGTGAATAACGGCATCGTCGAACGCGCGAGCAAACGACTCAGCGATCTCCTGACGAAGGACTTCCATGTAGTTACCGGGGTTCGCACGGACGACCTCGGCGGAGACCACCGCGATGGCGGCAATCTTCTTCGGGGTCATGGTCTTCATGGTCAGCCCCGCCTGGGTGGTGGGCTTCTTAGCGCCTTCTTCCACCCAGGAGGCGGTGGGCTTCTCAGTCAGGACGGGGATAGCCTCACCAGAGACAGAGAGAGGCACCTGACGTGCCAGAGACTGCACCACAGAGGCCTTCTGAACCTCTGCGAAGTATGCCTGCGCAATCTCGGGGCGGATAAACCCGGCGAGGTTGCTGGTCTTAGTTGCGGCGGTAATAGCCATAACGGTTTTTCCTTTCCTAGAAGAGGATTAGCTAGATGCCGAGGACGCCCTTGAGCTTGTCCAGTAGCGGGTCGCCATTGAGCGCAAGCCCCGCACCTTCACCCTCGGTCTTGATGACGGTGCGGTTACCCGCCGCACCACCGGTAGCACCGCCGTGGAGCAGCTCAGATAGGAGCGCCGCGTGTTCGGTTAGCTCCTTCTGCGTCTCCCCGCGCAGGGCGGAGGCGGGAACACCGTACTCGGTGGCGGCGGCTTCACGCCATCCGCGCACCTTCTCCGCGTGCTCGAGCTCGGCTAGACGCCCTTCTGCCTGCTCGGCGCGTGAGGTCAGCTCGTCCACGGTGGCTGCCTTCTCGCGCAGGTCGGCGTAGTCGGCAAACTTTGCACGTTCACGCTTGAGTCGCTCGGCGATAATGGTGTCAAGCTGGCGCTGTGAGGTGATGGTGCGGAACGCGGGTTCCTCCATGTGCTCGTGCTGCGCCGCCGCGACATCCGCGGGGGTTACCTGCGGCTGCTCGGAGGCTTCTGCCGTCTCAGCAGTGGTGTTCTCACTCATAGGGTTGCTCCTTGCTTCTTAAGCACCAACACCACCCGGTGCAGACGAAAACTCGTCTACACGGGTGGTGTTGTAAAAATATGTTCTATATTCGGTTATGCCGCCCAAAACCCCGGGCGGAAAGGGAAAACTACGTTAGAAAGGCAAAAGCGCCAAATCGTATGGAGTGCCAGCATAAACATCCGGCAACTCACCATTAGCTACCTTCTCACGATACAAGCTGGTTACTTCGCTGTAGTTGAAGGGGAATTCCTTAGCTTCGTTCCTACGCTTAATCTCTGCCAGACCCCACTCATATTCGGCACCGGGGCGCGCCACCGGAGCATTAAAAAAACGCCCATTCAACTCAGCACGCATCCACCCCTCCGGAGTATTTGCATCAGATACGGGCTTCGTAAAATCGAACGGAGCTCGCCAATACTCAGGGTCTTCACGATAATCGTAAGCTTCTTCTGTGGTCTCGCTACTCATGGGGCACCTCCTGATAATATGCAAAAACCAGCGGGGAGCCGTCAGGCATCTGCCTGACGTTTACTATGTCCAGCATACCACCACGCAACAACAGAACTTCTCGTTGCCCCCGATATTTCTCTGTGTGTTCCCATACTGGCGCGAGCCCAGACCCCGCAGGAACGTACACGTGCATCTGAACTCGTCCACTACTAGTTTTTACCCCACTAGGTTTATCAGCAGCAGCGATATACGGCCTGTGCTCTATGAATGAGCCTCGAAGCGAGTATATTTCCTCAATCTTGCCCACACCGAAAGTGTCTAACGGAGCCCACCGCGAGACTGTAAACGGTTCCAGAGCCACGGACCGGTCAATCGCGCTATCCAACTCCCGACGAAGCTTTTTCAGCTCACGAGTCCAGGGAATCTCACCCAGAATCGCCTTCTGCAGGCGCACATAATACGGTGTCCCATCCGGCTGTTTGCCTTCTGCCCAGCGCTGCAACGCTTGGGCATCCTGTTTGGTGTGCTTTGCCGCCACACGTGCAGCAACATCATCTCCAAGAGGGATATTCTCACCAGCCCAGACCTGAGCCGCCGCTTTACGGCCGTATACCTCGGGAAACATTACACCCATCCGCAACGCCACGTCCCGATCAACAAAGCGTGTTCCAGGCTTCGACTCCGCACGCAACGCCGCGAGCGCCGCATCATACCGAGCCTTATACACGCCAGGATCGTAACCCTCCACCGGGTTCTTGCCCTCAAACCCGGGCACCACCTGGCAATCGCACTTGTAATGGAACCGCATAAACAGACCGGCGCTCTTAGGGCTAGTGTAGACGAACCCGCGCGAAGCGAGCATCTCACACCAGGTGCAGGTAGAACCCACCGGCACGCGTCCGAAACGCTTCGCCACCGGATCAGCCACCGCAAGCTGCGTGACCTTCTCGCGCCCGGCATGCTTGATGAACTGGTCGAGTCGCTCGGACAGCACCGCCAGCGCACGCTCCACATCCACGTTCGGCTCTTCTAGCCACTGCGAAGCCCACCAGACAGCAGAGCTCAGCTTCCTGTGCTCCACCAGCGGCACCTCAACAGAAGGCAACCCTGCGGCCTCCCCCACAGCGAGCTCCCGCAGATACCGGTACCATTCCTCCCCCGAAGCTTCAGCCTGTACACGGTATCCGTCCACCAGTGAGATGAACATGCGGCGTGCTTCTTCACGCACCAGCTCCCACGGTGCACCCTGCTCAACAAGCTCCCTGATGCGTGCCTCAAACAGATCTGTAGCCTCCGCCACGATACCGTTCAAGCCTTCGGCGAGGTACCTAATATCCTGCATGTCCATACCGGGGGTACCTCGCTATCATTCCGTTATTCTGTTACTTCAAACTCACCCAGCGGTTGTTTCGCGAGCTTCTCCTGCTGCTGCGCCTTCTCAGCATCCTTGCGTTCCTTGTACTGCTTATAGAACCCAAGAGCCTGGACGCCTTCGGCACGCCGCTTATCACTCATGAGCCGCTCTGCCGTCGCCGCACTGTATCCGAGCTTCTCCAACACCACGCCGGATTCCGCGAGCCACGGCATGACCTGCACCTGCTTCAGCACAGCATCCGCCGCTGCCGCATCCGATACATGCACCGTCGGTGCGAAGTGCGCCTGTACATTTGTTACTTCCTGGGCGGTTTCCCACCCATGCTGCAAAGCCACCGTCAGCACAGCCACTTGACGCAACGCAGACTGGAACCCCCTGATACAGCGCTCCGCCGCCAGCCGCAACGGGTCGCGCTGCGACTGAATCGCTGAATCACTCGAAGGGTTATCAGAGGGAAAACCAAGCTCATCCAACGGGATAGACGACTCCGCCGCCAGCAACGCCGCCCACTGTCGCAACTGCTCAGTATGCGGTTGCATCGACATCTGTGAGAACTGCTGAATCTGCGGCAGCTCACCGTTCTCATCCCTACTAATCGCGAGCATCTTCGACATGACCGCGTCCCACTTCGACGCTTCCAACGCCTCCGGGTCCGCGCCCAAAATAGCGCGCTGCGGCGTCGAGAAAAACTCCGCCGCAACCTCGGAACGCACAATCGTACGCACCGCCGAATCCGTGAGCGACATGACCGCCCGCGTAATCCGTGAGCGCCCAAACGGGCGGCGCAGGTCAGCCCCCACCACCAGAGCAACCATCAAAGGACGCCCCACTGGGTTCGGCAGCACAACGGCGGTCGCCTCAGTACGCTCACCAGCCGCGGGGAACCCGAGCACCACCGTCTTATCCGGCAGGTACACGGTTACCTCGCGCACCGTCACGTCCCCAAACTCGTCCGTATCCGTACGAGTCACAGACAACCCGGCGGCGAGCGAGCGCTTGCGCTGATCCCACAGTCCAGTAGCCCAGTGAGCGCTACGCGGTAGCCAGAGAACCTCCGGCTCGCCTGCCTCAGTATCGCCCTGAGTGACCGTGATGAATGCGCACGAATTGATCAGAGCGGAGGATGCCGCTTGGGCGAACACCTCCTGAAAATCGTTCTGTGCCACCAGCTCGTTCAAACCAAACGGGTCGGTATTGCTCTCATGAGTCGAGATGAACTTCTCAAATCGGATACGGTCAGCGAGCACGTCCACGGTCTTGGCAGGCCATCCGAGCACCGAATCGATATTCCGCAGCTGTGGAGGAATCGAGATGCCCAGATCTTTAAGCCCTACACGCTGGTCGTAATAGTTCTGTCGTACCCGGTTCCTGGCGCGCTTGGCCTGTAGCTGGTCTCGCATGAGCCGTAGCTGCGCCAACTCGGTGGGCGTAAAAATATCCCCACCATCGGCGGGGATAGGGAAGAAGTCACTCATACGCTAATCCTTTGTTTCCGTGCGGGGTTGCGTTTGGTTACGCGTGCGCCCCAGTAAGCCAGCGTGGCAGCCTCAAACAGGGTGACACTGCCACCTTCTGCAGCTTGCCATCCAAAGCCGCCTCGGTTGCCAATCTTTCGGCGGGTACAGGAGAGCACCTGCTGGGTTAGTTCAGGCTGGTTGCTGTGAGCGAGGTCCTTGCCGATGATTGCCTGCTCTACCGTTGCGTGAGCAACAATGACTTGGTCCAGTGATGGTTGCCAGATGAGCGTCTTGGATTTCACGCCTGCTTCACGGAGCGCGTTCGTAAGGTAGCCGATACCCGCCTTGCCGTCGATAACAATCTGGGCAGCGCGGGAGGCATGCTCGGCGAGGAAGTCTACGAGCCAGCCGGTGCCATTGGACAGAGGTTCAGATCGCAGGCCCTCGATGAAGATTGGGCCGCCGGTATCCGGGCGGCGAGCGACAGCGAGCGCGACTTCCATACCGTCAGGAGAGAATCGCACGCCGAACACGGTGCGGCCTTCCTTGGGGGCTTCGCCCTCGCATGCGTGCCAAGCTTCAGGGGTGAAGGCTGACTGGGTTGCTGTGGCTTCGTCCCAGATTCCGAGCGCCTCACGCCTGAATGAATCGGGAGTGAGGTTCTTGCGCATGCGCTCAATTGCGACAGCGCTGACTCGGGTCGGGTATGAGGGGTTTGCCTTAGCCCATTGCTTCTTATCGTCGGCTCGGGCTCCGGGGTCGGCTGCGCACTCGATATATAGCTTGTCGCGGTCTCCAGCGAGCGACTCGGCGCGGTGCCGGGTGAACACTTCGCTTGGGTCGCTGGGCTTCGGCGGGGTGCCCATCATTAGCACCAATCCGTTCGGTGCCGCGTTGGTCGCAGGGAGCATGTCGTCCAGCGCTTTCTCGGTGAGAATCTGCGCCTCATCAAGCACGATTACGTCCACTTTTGCGAAACCACGACCAAAGCCGCTTTCACGAGCGCCGAAGAGAATTCGTGAGCCATTCGCGAACTCTACGGCCTCCTGGCCGGCACCGCGGCGGACATGGGAGATGAACGGGGCAACTGCCGGGCGAGCCGCAATGCCCTGCATCGATTGAAAGGTTTCATTGTGGGTGCGAGCGCGATGCGCTGACCAGAGGACGAGCGTGTTCGGAGAAGCGATGCATGCGGCGAAGATAAAGCCAGCAATCATGTGAGTCTTGCCGACCTGTCGAGGCAGGCTCAGTGCGGCGCCACCCACGCCGGCGGCATAGAACCCGTCCTTGCGCTTGGCGAAGATGAGCTTGCCAATATCAATCTGCCAGGGGTCGAGCGGGTAGCTCATCTTCATGAGCTGCCGAGCAATGGACGGCCAACCGGTCGCCACAATTCCAGTAGGTATCTTGAGCTGTGCGGCGACCTCAGAGAGTGGACGGGTCGAAGGGGGCATCTTCTTCATGATGGTGCTCTCCTTCAATCTCTGCCCCGTACTGCTGCTCTAGCTGTTCGAGTTCCTCGATGTCTTTATCGAGGTCCTGGAATCGGCGTGCGAGCGCGGCGAGGTCACGGGCTAGCGTGTTGGGGTTGTCGATGTGCGCGGCGAGTTTGCTGCGCAGGGCACGGAGCCTGTCGAGGCGGGTGCCGTTTGCGGTGGCATGAGAAAGGGAGCCTTCCTCTTGGGTGGCTCCCTCAAAATCGATAGGTTCGAGCTGCTTAGGCTTGCCTTTACTCAAGGTATCACTCCTTGTCGAACCCGTATTATGTGGAAATTTGCTGTGGATATATCCCCTCCGGCGATAGCGATATATCC